GCAACAGATGCTGAAACCAAGGCACGCTTGCAGGCAATGTTGGCAATCTTAGATGAGGATGCTGCTGCAATTAAATTGGCATCTCAAAATCTGGCCAAAGTTATGGCTGATAAAGCCATTGCTGAGGCCAATGCAATTTTAGGTTTAGGTAAATTTGAAAGTGCAACTTTACTTGCCGCAGGTGGTTCTTCTGCATTATCGGTTGCATACGCTAGGTCAATAGGGGATGTAAACGCCGCATTGATTGCTGCCGCTGGTGTGCACCCAAGCGCATTGGCTGCGCAAGAAAGTGGCGTGATTGGGGCAGCATCGATTGCAGCCCAAATTGCAGCTGCCCAGGCTACATTTACGGCAGGTTTAACTGCCTCATCTGCATCAGGGGCTAGTCGTGATAAACAAATTGATGCACTTCTTGCAGCCCTTGCAACTGCTACTGCCGCTGCAAACACTAAAGTTGTACCTGTAATTAAAGTCGTCACTGATCCCACAGTGATTGTGACAGTTGTCCAAGATGCAATCATTGACAATGGTCGCGCTGGTAATGTTCTTTTCCCACCTGGATCATTGTTGTCACCAATATGACAGTCCCAACAATCAATGCTTTCATAAACTTTTCTACGGGGCCTAGTTTCGCACAAGCAATGATTTTAGATCAAGGCATCCTTGACACTAATGTGCTAGCAGATGCCGCTGCTGTAATTGTCGATGTGAGCGATGTGGTCAACAGCATTCAAACCAAGCGTGGCCGCAATGTCCAGAGTAATCAATTCCAAACTGGCACACTTACATTGGTTATTGTCGATCAAAATGGTGACTTTAACCCTCAAAATACTGCTGGTCCTTATTACACACTCCTCACGCCAATGCGCAAGGTTCAAATCACGGCCAGTTATGGTGCAATCACCTATCCGGTATTTTCAGGATTTATCACAAGTTATTCCACATCAATACCCGATGCAGGCACGGGCACTGTGGCACTCACTACCATTACGGCTGTTGATGCATTTCGCTTGGCACAAAACGCGCAGATTTCAACGGTAGCAGGCACAAGTGCAGGTCAATTAAGCGGTGCACGGATCAATAACATACTTGATCAAATCTCTTGGCCAACATCGATGAGGGATATAGATGCCGGGCTGACCACAGTCCAGGTCGATCCCGGCACAGCTCGCACTAGCCTTACCGCCGCCCAGACCGTATCGGACACAGAATATGGCGCATTTTATGTGGACGCGTCCGGCAGTTTCGTGTTCCAGGATAGGTCCGTCACAGCCACAAGTGTTGCCGGCACCCCTGTTGTTTTTAGCGATGATGGCTTGGGCATCGATTACTTTAATGCCGTTTGGGTACTCAATGATTTGCTCATCTTTAACTCAGCTCAAATTACAGCCACCGGGCTTGCTGTTCAAACTGCAACAGATTCAGCAAGCGTGGCCAAGTATTTCTTGCATTCCTATAATCAGCAAAACCTTTTGATGGAGGATACGGCCACGGCCCTTAATTATGCCCAGGCATTCGTGGCATCTAATTCTGAAACCACGGTGCGATGTGATGCCATTGAATTAGACCTTTACACCAACAATTACAACGCAGGCATCATTGCTGCCCTTGACTTGGATTACTTTGATCCGGTGACGATAACCACGGCTCAACCAGGCGGCACCAATTTGACCAAAACTTTGCAAGTATTTGGCAAGGCCATGACAATTACTCCGAACCAATGGCGCGTGGTTATGCAGACTTTGGAGCCAATAATTGACGCGTTTATCCTTGACAGCGCGCTATACGGGATTTTAGACACTAATGTACTATCCTACTAACTATGAACAGGCAGGTGCACAATGACTAAGCAGACCTTTACCACGGGCCAGGTGCTCACGGCAGCGCAAATGACAAGCCTGCAACAAACGGCAATGGGCGGTGGATCAACTACGGCCAAAACTGCTAGTTATGTTTTAGTGGCAGCCGATGCTGGCACAGTAGTACAAATGAACGCGGCAGGTGCTACAACTATTACAGTTAATACAGCCCTCTTTGCAGCTGGCGACAGCGTACAAATACAAAATGTAGGGGCAGGTGTTTGCACAGTAACGGCAGGCACGGCAACAGTTAGCACGGCGGGATCGTTAGCCCTTAGCCAATACGAAGGCGGGCAACTTTACTTTAATACCACAAGCGCCGCGCTATTCTTTGACATTGTACAAAGTAGCGGTATGACTAATCCAATGACGACTACAGGCGATATGATTTATTCTTCTAGCGGATCAACCCCTGCGCGTTTAGGTATCGGCTCTACGGGCCAAGTAGTCACGGTGGCTGGTGGTATTCCGAGTTGGGCTACGCCTGCTGGTGGTGGTGGTATGACTTTACTTAGCACAACAACACTCAGCGGCACAAGCACAACAATCTCAAGCATTGACCAATCCTATCAAGATTTATACATTATCCATTATGGCTTAACTAATAGCAGCGCAGATGGAAATCAGTATTTCAAACCGAATAACACAAGCAGCGCTACTTTTACCTTTACAAATCAAGGTACAACCGCAGGCGCTGGAACTTTTACTAATGTGACAGCACAAGGTATGTATTTTATGGCAGATAGCAATAAAATTAAGATGACCGATTCTAATAATGCTTGGGCAACTACTATTAGAAATTACTCATCTAGCACTACCTATAAACCTTTTAACATTATTGGGGCATTTATGGGCGCAAATGGTTCGCGTACAGCTCTATCGTCCAATGGTGCTTATGAGTCAAATACGGCAATTACTAGCATTGTTGTTGTACTAGATGGCGGCGGCACTTATTCCACAGGCACAGTTAAAATCTACGGAGTAAAATAAAATGAAAAAACCAATGATACGCGTACACAATAGCCAAACCGATGAAGTCATTGACCGCGAAATGACGGACGCTGAATTTGCAGAGTATCAAGCCCAAGAGGCAAAAAATGCAGCGATTGACAAGGCAATAGCCCAAGCCGCTACCGACAAAGCAGCCCTACTAGCCAAACTTGGCATTACTGCCGATGAAGCCAAACTACTACTAAGTTAAAAGGAGATAATATGGGGCCAGTACAGTTCAGCGTAAGTAATCAGACTAAGTACGATCTAAGAGTGCAGGCATCTAACGGCGCACAAGCAGGGGCAGTAGCAGGGGCTAGCACGGGCCTAAGTTTTACACCCGATGATACTAATATTACCTGTGCTATGCGCTGGTATCAGGACGGCATCTGCATCTTGCAGGGTAGCGTGGCCTGGTCGGCAGGTGGCAGCGGGGCCGATGATGGCTGGAGTACAAGTAATTTAATCTGTATGAACGGGCAAGCTAACGGCGTGGGCTTTAGCGGCTGTAATGAGGGCTGGGTTGAGTTGCAGCCTTATAACCTTATGGCTAACGGCGGCGAGGTTAGCGTTACCTATACCAATGCCTAAATGCTAACAAGTTATAACGGCTGGCCTGCATCTAAGGATCAGGCCGAGATAGGCATAAAGTCCTATCCTGTGCCTGGCACACTAATAAAACTGCGATGCGCCGAAAAGGTAGCACCGCTGTTAATAGGTTTTGCAGCTGAATTTCATAATTTAATAGAGCCGTTGGATGTTGGGGCCTTAGATGATTGGGGCTATTGTTATCGGATGGTGCGAGGCACAACCGACAAGTTAAGCAATCACAGTAGCGGCACGGCCCTTGATCTTAATGCAAGCCGTCACCCTTTGGGCCAAGTCGGAACATTTGAAGCGGGCAAGGTGCCCATGCTGAGAGCACTTGCACATAAGTGGGGTTTGAAATGGGGAGGCGATTATCAATCGCGCAAGGATGAGATGCATTTTGAGATTAGCATTGATGCAGTCAAGGTGGCGGCATTGATTAAAAAAATACAAGGAGTACAACTATGAAATCACAACTCAAAGCGGCGGCCTTGTCGTATGCACGGGCGGCACTGGCATCAGTTGCTGCACTTTACATCTCAGGAATATCAGACCCAAAAGTTTTGGCAAATGCATTTATTGCCGGCCTAATCGGGCCAATTCTCAAGGCATTACAGCCTAATGAAAGCCAATTTGGATTAGGTAAGAAGTAAGATGGGAGTCCAGGCATGGGTGGCCGTGGCCGTAGGTGTCATGGCCATCTTGTCTGGGCTATACGCGGCCGTAAGGTTCATTGTGCACTCAATTATGGCCGAAATAGGGCCAGAGGCTAACGGTAAGAGCCTAAAAGAGCAGGTGAACAGGCTAGAGGCTCGTTTGGACCACATTTACACCATTTTGTTAGAGCG